GTATCACTCCGCACACTTCTTTATACCCCTCGAAGGTTTTAGCCCCACCAGCGGTTATAAATTCTTCTTGGTTTTGCTGGGCAGTAGCCAGCCTTTCTTCAAGCACGTCAAAGACGGTTTTAGCCATGGTGTGTTACTCCCCGAATGTCTCTCGTGCCAACGCCATGATGGCTTGCGCCTCATCTAAGTCTTGTTTGGCATTCGCTTGATCCGTCATTGCGGCTATGCGAGCCGCCTCCAGTGCCTCGGTGCTTTGCGCCTTTCTTGCGTCAAGCTGCAAACGTGCGGCCGCAAGCGCTTGTTCAGCCTGATCTTTCTGGCCTTTGCGCTGCTGTTCCGCGGCTTTAAGCTGCAGTTCTTGCATCTGCATCTGCATGATCGGGTCTTGCGCCTGCTGCTGCGCCTGTTGCTGGGCTGCTGCGGCTTGCTTCTGCTGGGTGTTCTGCTGCGCAGCTTCGGCAATCATGCTCGCCAACTTAACTTCCAACTCTTCAGGCAGCTCGGCGTTGGGCGCCGGCAACGGTGCACCCAGTGCATTTTCAATCTGCTGACGGTACGAGAACGCAACGTGCTCGGCTATGTGCGCCATCAGCGCCCCCATAATCTGCTGCGCCGCGGGGTTCTGCCCGATAAACGCTGCAATCTGCGGGTCCTGCATAAACGCTTGGTGTGTGGCAATGTGCGCGTCTTGGTCTTGGTAGATAAACGCCTTCATCGGCTTGCCAACCAGCGCGTTCATGTTCTCACTGACGGGGTCTGTGGGCTTCAAATCATCCGTTGTTGGGACGAGTTTGTCCGCGTTCTTAACCCCCAGCACCTCGATCATCTGCCGGTGTAACTGAGGCAGGTCGTATATCTGCGGGGCTTGCTGCGCCATCTGCAGCACGGCTTGGTACTGAACCACACGCTGAGCCATTGTGCTGCTGTTAGGATCACTGACCGGTATGACGTCCACCACGGCGTAATCTGTCTGCTTGGCACGTGGCTCCCCACGATCCGGTACATAGGTGTAATCCGCTGGAGCGTACTCGGCAATGATCGCTTTGAGGAGCTTAAACTCCTGTTTCATCGCGTAATGTACCCGGGACTGCACCGCAGCCATGGGCTTTAGTGTCCGTTCGAGCAGTGCTAGGGTGGTTCCAACCGGTGCGTTAGCACTCATGTCGGAGATATTCATGTCGGAGATCGCCCCGAGACGCCGACCTTCCTCAGTTATCTGGTTCAGCAGCGCGAGCAGCGTCTGACTCGGCTCTTTATAGGGCAACGGCATGATATTGTCGCGGATTGAGCCACTTGGCACGTCCACATCACGGAATTCACCCGGGGTTATGGGTGTATCGTCGCCTTTTATGCGCAAACCACGTGTTTTTAGGCCACCCGGCAGGTTTGACAGCGTGCCAGCGTCAACAAGTTGACGAATTAGCGAGGTTCCCGCCTTCGCGTAGCCCCCGATGATGTGAATTAGCCCCAAACCGTAGAATCCAAAGCCCGGAACGTACACATAATGGACAAAATGCTGTCGTTTTAGCATCAACGGGTCGTCTGGGTTCCAGTTTCTGCGGATCGCCAGCACTTTATTAGACCCGCGCTCAAGCGTAACCACGTAGGGTTTGGCTATTTGCAGGGCATCTTCGTCGTCTTCATCACCTTCGCTGTCCACACCATCAATAACGAGGTCTGCGTGTATCTCATAAATGCTATATCTGTCGTCGTCGGTCAGAGAATACCCGCCTTCTTCGGCTTTTTTCTCCTCGATGTCGGTGCGGTACGGCACTGGGTCACCCAGTGAGACATTTGCGTAGAACCCAGCGGCCTGCAACTTGTGCATCTCGTTCTTGGTTTTACGCATCACGTGCGTGACACGCTCAGCACTCTCTATATTAGAGGCACCGTACGGCACAATGACGTCTTCCGGGGGTATGAAAATCGCTACCTGCCGGCCGATGTTCGGATCAAAATACACTTTCTTAAACGCAGAGCCTGCCAAACCGAGGGTGTACAGCATCCTCTCGTGCTCGGGTCGGTACTCGGTCATCACATCTGTCAGCTCATAGTTCATGTCCACTTGGACACGCATGGCAGAATCTTCTTTCTCTCGGGTCACTTCCCCTATGATCTTAGTTCTTACAGGACCCGCCGCTGGGAACGTCTCGCTCATTGCCTCAGCTTGGAACCTGATGACTGCCTCAGCCAGCACGGTTGAGTACACGCCACAGGCGCCTATCCACGGGTCGGTGCGCTCTTCGGGTCTAAACCCCAACACATCAAGACCTTTGACGAACGTATCCGCCCAGTCCTTGCGACTGTTCAAGTCTGACTCAATTAACCCAATCAGCTCGGTGCTCATCTCAAGCAACAGACCTTCATCGAGGTACTCGGCTAAGTTGGCATCAAACGGAGCCATATCGAGGTCTTCATCGCTGGCGTTTTCTGGGGAGATCGTAACCTCTACCCCGCCATCCTCGAGCATCGTGATCTCAGTCTCCGCTGGCCCCATGTCCATCTCGATCTCAATACCAAGACCTTCGGTCGGCAGACCCTGCGGCATTTCGTACAAGCTGCGTTCAATTGCCATTTAGTGACACCTCAGTAATGTGTATGGGCGGCTCTTTCGGCCCTTTATGACAGGTTTGCGGGGTGCTTACCGGCCCAATCTTAACCCCAAAATCGACGTCCCCTTCTTCCATAAAGGCTTTAACCTGCTCCGGTGTCGGGGCGTCGTAAGGTCCGGCTCTCCAACTGCGCCATATCTCGGGGATCAACGACCGGTACTGGCGTGCGACAAACGCAATTCGTTTTGTAAGTTTCATTAATAATACTCTTTACGGCGTCTGTAGTCCGACGGCTCGTCTTCTTGGTCCGATGGTAAACGTATAAACCCGCCTTGCCGGAACCTCATTAATGCCATAATAGTGCTGTCAACTAAGTCATCATTAGACATGAACGGAAACCCTGCAAGTTCTTCTACCAACTCTTCCGCCCAACGTGTTCGTGGAACCCAAACTAAGTTTGCCTGCACTATACCAGCTACAGAATTTAAACGCGCTATCTTGTCCCCAGATCCACGATGTGGGGTGTACTCTTGCACCACCAACCCCATACGACGCATTTCTTGGTATAGGGGGGTACCACTGGATTTTTTCTCTACTATAAATGCGTCGGGTTCCCAATATAGGTATTCCTTTTGTGCCAACTCTTTTAGCTCAAAAAATTCAACACGGCGTTTTATAGAGTTCAGCAAAATAATGGAGTAGCGGTTTTCCTCATCATTATAAAATACCCCCCATGTAGTTAACGCCGTGTAGTCGGCACGGTTGTTTGTTTCCGCAGCGGCGTCTAAGGACATGATTATGTACTCACACTCGGGGGGTTCTTCGTGTAGCCACTCGCTCCACCACTCCCGCTTAACAATAGCCGCCTCTTCCGCCGTGGGTTTTTGCTGATACTGCGCGTTCCACTGGAACAACGGCATTGACGCTTTAGTCTGCAGTAGCGCCCGCAGGGTAAAAAACTCAGGCCATAGCGGCTTCTCTACTACCCTTGTTATAAACGCATCGGCATTTTTAGGATCAGGCTTTTTTGTCTCAACCTCCAATATGGCCGGGAACTCAACAACCTCATACTGATCCGCCTGATCGTTTTGCGTCATGTCCCGGGTAACGCGCCCCGTCAAATCATCAAGGTGCCAACGGGTTTGGATGATCGCTACCCGCCCGTTAGGCATTAGACGCGTACGCGCACCATACGTAAACCACTCGTACGCTTTTTCAAACACCCCAAAGTTACCGTTGAGGACGTCTTGTTCCGAATGTGGGTCATCAATAATCAGTAAGTGGGCGCCTCGCCCCGCAATGGAGCTGCCTACGCCACACGCGTAGTACTCCCCGCCTTGGTTTGTATCCCACCTGCCCGCACTTTTACTGTCCACCGCTAACTGCACGTTAGGGAATATAGCCTGATACTCGGGGGTTGCAATTAAGTTACGCACCTTACGCCCCACGGTTACCGCCAAATCGGTTGTGTGGGACACCATCATTACTTTCTTATCGGGGTTGCGTCCTAAGAACCACGCCGGAAACATAACAGAAGTTAATTGAGACTTGCCATGTCTGGGGGGCATGTTCACACAGATGCGGTCTTTACCCGTTGTGTCGTCCGTGTTTTTTGCTTCTTTTCCGTAGGTTTTCCCGCGCTCAATATCCATAAGCAGGTTTGCCAGTATGCGGTGGTGTTTCCCCACCTTATAGTCCGGCTGCATTGCACAGCAGAAGGCTATCAAATCGTTATAGGACGCTTCCGCCTGTTTGCGAACGGACAGCTCGTCTACTATCTTATATATCTCTGCCTGTTCTTGTGGGGTGTAACTGTCCAAATTGTCCAGAATCACCTCAAGTTCCTCTTCAGTGAACTCGGGCGGGGGTGTTTTCACCCGCAAATCTGTTTTCTTTGGAGAAACAGTATTCATAGGGAGGGGTCGCCCTCCTGATACTCTTCCTCATCCTCTACTTCCTTTTCTTTCTCTTCTTCTTCTTCCACAAGTTCAGCCGTTTCATACACCCCTTGACTGTTCTTCTTGAGGGTTTGCAGTTTTTCCCGGAGTTTTTCGCGCAGTTCATCCGAAGTCTGGTGGGTAACCGTTATTTCTTTGCGTTCAGTGAACAACCCCACCTCTGTCATGCGCCCCAGAAGCTCCAACGCCTTTACCCGTACCCGTGCATCGGGGTTTTCAGTCTCTAAAAGAAGTTTGTTGACTACGGTATGCCGGATCTCTGCAGCTTGTGTAGCTACAATCTGTCCAAACTCTTTGAGTATTTCCCCAACCTGTATTAAGGAGGCAGGGGTAAGCTGGGCGGTGTTGGCGTGGGAGACGGTTTTTGAGGTTTGCTCCGCATCTTTGGCATACGCGGTCACAAGGATGGTAGCCACCTCGTTGTCTTCATCGGTTGGTTCTATATCCAGCCCGTGTTCTTGCAGCTGTTGAAGGGTTCTACATGCCGCTTCCGCCCGCTTTCGCAAGTCCAGAT